TTGTGGGCGAAGGGGGACTTGAACCGCCATATCGCCCCAACTCACGGCACGCGACCTGGGGATTCATCGGGATTGATCGGGATTCACCGGGATTGGTAGAGGCGAGAATATCCCGTTTTGTGGACCGCGTCCACAGCGCTTATAGGCTTATCGAGGGGCGACGATCAGCTCTCGGCGTTACCAAACGCCAGGTCGTGCAGACGCTTCGACCCGCCCCGCGCCGTGCGGATGATGTGGGCGGCCTCGCGTCCAGTGAGCCCGAGCTGCTGCACAAGTGCGACAGGCACGACCTCAGCGTCGCCGACAAGCTCGACGAGTAGCCGATTCCGTTCCTGCTCGGCGGCGAGGATCTCATCACGCGCCCGGCGGTACCTCGTCGACCGCGCCGGAGAGCGCCCGCCCTCGGCGCGGGTCTCGGTCTCGCCGGTGGCGAGCAGCTGCGCGCGGGCCGCAGCAATCTTGGCCAGTGCTTCGGCGATCCGCTTTTCGGTCACGCACTCACGATATCGCGCGCGGCGAGGCGCTCGTCGAGGTCGCGTACGCACCGGGCATCGGACCACGGCGCGAGGTTGTGTCGGGCGTCCACGATCGCTGACGCCAGCCGCGGCGAACCGTTCTGCTCGGTCAGGTCCGCCGCCGTCGCTATCGCGTCAGCCGCCTCGTCTATGTCGGCGAGGGACACGAGCGGACGCGACAGCTCAAGCAGAGTCACTGCACGGTCGCGGACAAACGGGTCGGTCATGAGCGCGGCGGCGCGACGCGACGCATCGGCGGCCGGTGCAGCGTCACCCAGAATTGCCAGCGCTGAACCCCGGTAAGACTCCAACATCCCAGCGCCCACGAAGTAGGCGCGCGACTCGGCAGGGTTGCAGGGAGTGAGTCCATCTAGGTCTCGCTCGGCGTCGTCGAGCGCGTCTAGCACCGCGGTGCGCTGCCCGTTGAGGGCGGCGGCCTCAGCCATCCGCATGCCAACATAGGCGCGTAGTCGCCGGTCTTCGGTCTGCGCTACCCACGCCCGAGCGGCAACCGCGTGGTCGATCGCGGTGCGGCGTCGCTGCTGCCAGATCGCGAGCTGACTCAACCCGCACAGCATGTACGCGGCCAGGTCGGAATCTTCGGCGTCGTGCGCTGTTTCGCGGGCGGTCTCGTATCGCGATGCGGCGGTCGCGTAGTCGCCCGCGTCCCACGCCAGCGCGCCAGACAGGCCGGTCCATTCAGCGTGCAGACTCAGTAGGGCCGGGCGAAGGTCGGCCGAGCTGGCGCGCAGCATTGCCTCGGTGAGTTGCTGCTGAGCCGCGACAAGCCCGGCGGCGGCGGGCGAACCGAGCTGGTCGTCGAGCTGCATTGCGGCGTGCAGAGTCGAGCGGACAACCGCGACGGCCGCAGCGTCAGGTCGACCGGCACCCGACACAGCGAGGGTTACGCGGTCGCCCACGCCCGTACTTGCAGCGACGCCGACGACCGCCGCCGACATGAATAGCTCTCGACGCTTCACGTCGTTCTCCTCGCGCAGTTGCCGGAACATCTCGACAACGTGCGGATCTGCCTGCGCGAGCATCGTTCCGAGGTCGATCTGTGCCAGAGTCCCGATTGGCGCGCCACTCTCCCATCGTTTGACGGTGCGAGCGACAACGCCGATTTTGGCCGCGAACCTCGGTTGTGACAGCCCCATTGCTTTACGCAACGCGCGGCAATCTTCTCCGGTCCACCTGGCCACAACGATAGCCATCACGCCCCCTGCGTCGGAGTGGTCGAAATCCGACTGTATCTCCGATGTCCCCCTCGCGTCCCCCCTTCGACCGCCAGTGTCACCGGTGACAGCGGCACTGTCAGATGCACGCCCCGCCGCCGGGTGATCACCGCATCCTCGGCGGCGGGCGCGAATCAACCGTCTACCTGCCGGGGGTGGCCCCATGGTCGCATCGTCCGATTCAACACTGCCGCAGCGCGATCCGTTCGTCGGTCCGCGCGGTGCGTACAGCGGCGCACCGGGCGATGTGGTCGAACTGTTCGCGGACGCGGTCCGCGAGTGGGCAGATCGACCCGCACCCACGGACCCAACGGGGAAGCTCTGCCCCCGCTGCACCTATGAGGATGCCGAGCCGGATACCGGCATTTGCGGCTACTGCAAGGCCGCGATCGAGCGCTCAGGCAACGCAACGCTTGTCGCGATGCGCGACGCCAACGCGGGAACCGATCGCCCGGCGGGCTGGTTGCAGCGCGACGACGGATCATGGGCGCCTGTCGACGATCACGGGTTTGTCGGCCAGTCGTTCGCATTCGAATTGGATGACCACCACGAGATCGACGAACGCGCCGTGATCACCGTCGAGCCGGTCTCGATCGACGACACGGAGGTCGACTAGCCGTGTCGACTACTGGACTTGTATGCGCAACTGTCGCCGGGGTTTTGGTGCTGGGCGTCGTGGTCTTCTATGTGCTGCCGTACCTCGTCGACCGCCCGGTGCACGTCGACGGTGAGCGCCCCAGCACGGAAATACTCGCCCGCATAGCTCGCGACGCGTGCCACCGTGCACCGGATCGTCCGTACAGCGTCGATGAAGCGCGCCGTGTGTTCCGTGCGCGCATCAACTGCGACGCCGACTCATGCGGCGCAAAACATGAAGCGTTCTGGACCTTGATCGACGCAGGGGTGCTCCGGCCCGCTGCATATGTCGAGCGGTAGGCGCCTCGTTCGAGGCGGTTCTGATCTCTCCCGTGTGGTGCGGGAGTAGTAGGTAATGGAGGATATCCATGAGATTCAACGCGATTCGGGCAGCCCTCACGGTTGTCGCCGTGAGCGCCGCATTGCTCGGCGGGCAGACGCTCACCACCACACCGGCGCAGGCCGGACCGTGCTTGTTCGGGCACGTCGACCCGAACAACGACAACAGTGCTTGCAGGGGCAGTGACTCCGCGAACTTCCCGGAATCGGAGGCGAATCCGGACGGCAGTCCGAAGCTGGCCTGCACCCGTCTCAATGAAGGGCAGAACGTCAAGACCCACGACGCGCACGGCTGGCTGTACTGGGGCTGCAAGGCGTACAAAGACCAATGGGGCAACAAAACGTACCAATGGACCGAGTTCGTGCTCGACTGACGGAAGATAGAGCCATGGCGGATGACATCAGGCGCACACCGATGTACGACGAGCTGCTCGCCAGTGCCGAGCGGATAGCGCGCGAACGCGGAGACGATTACGTGAGCGTCGAGCATGTCGCGATCGCGATGTTCGCGGATGCGGAGTCCGTACCGGCAATCGAGTTGCGTCACCGCATGGGCGTGAACGTCGACGAGCTCGTCAGGCGGCTCGGGTGGTATCTGGACGAGCCGAAACCAGGGCCGGGCGAGTACGGGGTGCGTCGCCTCGACGGTAGCGTGAGCATTCATCCGGCCGACGATCCAAGTACAACGCTGGCACGTTGGGCGCCACCCCGGGCGTCCTGAAACGCTGAACGCGCCCCGCCCGACCGAATCCACGGAGGCGGGGCGCGTTTTCGTCGCACAGACCGGTTAGTCTGCGCTCGTGGCGATCAGTGAGGGCGACCTAGTTCATCTCGTCAAGGGTGGGGTCGACGTGTTCCGAGTGTTGGAGGTCGGCGTCGATGGCGATACCGACATGGCGCTCGTCGAAGCGGTCGGCGAACCGCGGCCCGGGATCTACCCGGTAGCGACACCCATTCGCTATCTGGTGCCCGCCGACTCGCCGACTGAGGCGGACTGAATTCCCGGATTCTGTTGCTGCTAAACATCTCCCCCTGTCAGGATGATCGGCACGCGACGACTCCTGTCGGGGGGAGCCGCCCTTCGGGCCTGTCAGGTCGCGTCCCATCCAGTTTTCAGGGGAGAAATGACGTACCAGCCTCCGGCGGAGCCTTATGGCCAACCGCCCCGCCCAATGCCGCAGGGGCCGACGCCGAAGAAACCGAGCAACCGTACGGCATGGCTTATCGGTGGCGGTGTGATCGCATTGTTCGTCGTGCTCTTGGTTATCGGGACGCTTGCCAAAAGCGACGACACCGACCAGGCCGCGCCCACACCGACCACAGCAGCAGCTACGAGCGCCATTGCGACAACGCCGAACTCAACAACCGCGCCCGCTGCACCGCCTGTGCCCACCACCGAGGCCGCGCCCGCGCCCACAGCGCCGCGCCCGGCGAGCGACTCGGATCCTCGATGCGCACCCGCCGCCGCCGGTGCTGTCGAGAAAGTGCAAGCCGGACTTACTCATTCGGGATGGCGGCTCACGAACGGCACAGTCATCGATTCGGGCGGCAAGACCTACCTCGGCGCGACGATCGTCGACGGCAGCGGCGCGACGAAAGAACGGTCGGATGTGTGGGTGATCGCGAACGGAGCGGTCTACGCCTCGACCGGTGGCGCCCGGAATAGCACGATGTTTCCGAAAGCCTCGGCAGCGCCGCTCAACGTCTCGCCCGGCGATGATGTGGTGCAGGCGGTAGACCGCTGCGTGGTGAATAAGACGCTCGGCCGCTGAGTCCAGGAACGACGAAACGCGCCCCGCCGAATCCGGCGGGGCGCGTTGCTGTTTCAGCGTGTCTGGTATCAGGTGATGCGCACATAGGTGCCAGCGCCGGTGGTGACCGATGGCTGCCCTGAATAGCCGCTCGCTAGGATCTGCACCTTGACGAGATCGCCGCTGGCGATGGTCTGCCCGGTTACGGTGCACGTGGCGGTCCCGGAGCTGGCCTGTACCGCGGTGCCGGTTCCGACGACGGTGCCGTTGACCAGTATTCGTACCTGGGTTCCGGTGCCGAACGTATAGGTGCCGCCGCTGAACGGGATGTTCGCGGTGAGCGTCGCCCCCGTTTTCGCGGCCTGGGCGACGAGGGATGTGTTCGAGTTGACCGATGATCCCGGGTAGGTGCCGGTGTCGGCGGTCCACCCGGTGATGTCGGCGAACGACGTCGTCGTCGCCTGCGCGCCGTTCTTGGTCATTCCGGATGGCCGGAAGGCTAGGCCGCCAGCCACCACGAACATCATGTAGTGACCGCCTTGATGCTCACCTGTAGGCCGTTGCCTGCCGGGCTGTCTGGCGTGACGATGTACGGGATCAGTCGGTCGCCCGCCGCGACCGACCACGGTCCGCCTGCGGTGACCGTCGTGTCCGCGGCGTGGTTGGCCGCTGCGATCGTCGACGCGGCAGGCATTCCCGTGTTGCTGCCGTTGCGGCGCAGCTCGACCACGAGATTGCCGGTGCCCGCGGTCTCGCCGCGGAACGTGACCGATTGGATGCTGATATCGCGCTCGATCCGGACGCCTTCGGGAATCACATTGCCTGCGCCCGCCGCACGCGTACTGGCGTGGCTCTTGATCGTGAAGTCGTAGACCTGACCGGCAGCGGTCGGCGTGCGGGCATTGGTGAGTCGAGCATCGTTGCCTTCGCAGGCGGTACCTGCGGTTGTACCGATGGCCAGGCTCGACGTGCCTGCACCGATCGCTGTGCGGGCGGCGGCGGCCGAGGCGGCGGTGAGCACAGCGCGCCCGGTCGTGGTCGAGTCCGTGATATCGGCGGCGACGTGCGTATGCCCGACGTCGGACTTGCCCGACCATCCGGTCACCGTCGGGTGATCCGCTGTGCCGCCGAGTTCGCCTGGTGTACTGCCGGGAAGTTTGATGATGCCTTTGACGCTGGAGGTGGCATCAGGTGCTGCCGGTCCGGCCGGTCCGGGTGGTAGCACGAGGTCGAGGGTCCAGTCGGGTGGGCCGCCGTGGACTGTGGCGGCGGCGGGCCCTTCGCTCACGGCGCCGATCGCGAGTGTGAACGAGTCGACGGCGTCCTGTGCTGCGGTCGCGGCGGCGGTCGCGCTGCTCGCGCTGGCGGCGGCGGCCGAGGCCGCGGCCGACGCTGCGCCGATGGCGGGCACGGTCACCGGGTCCATGTCCTCACCGTTGTCGAGCTCGAATACGAGCGCGTCGCCGACCAGGTGCACGCCGACCACACTCAGGCCCCGCACGACAGCTTCGCCGTTGGACGCGGGGACCGGCGAGACGAGGGTCAAGTCGACCAGGCCGACCGCGTCGATATCCGGGTGATCTGGATCCGGGCCGGGCGTGTAGGGCGGGACCATGAACGCGTACGAGTCCATCGGTACTCGGTTGCCCTCATAGGTCAGGTCGAACGAGACACGCCAAGTCCAGCCGGTCGGATTGGTATCGCCGTTTGGCGCGACGAGCCGGATACCGCGCTGACCGCGCCAGGTCAGGTATCCGAATTCGTCAAGGCTCGCGACGTAGTAGTCGGGCAGCTGCACGTAGGTCGCCGGATCGGGCTCAGCGGCGGCGACGAGTACCTTGGGCGCGCCGGCAGTGAACGTCACCGTGCCCGCGAGTGGCAGGAACTCGGGCAAGTCGCCGATGTCGGGGCCGTCCGCGATGTTCGCCAGGAAACGGCCGACGACCCGGCCGTATTCGAGCGGTGCGAGCTCGGCCATGGTCAGACTTCCTCTCGCAGTCGCTCGGGAATCTCGGGTCCGGCTGGCGCGTCGGTGCCGAGTTGGTGCGCGAGTCCGAGGTCGCGGATGTGGGCGAGCAGTATGCGGATGAATCGAACAGCCTCGCGGAACAGGCTTTTCGACTTGGCGAGCTCAGCCTCAAGGTGCCCCACGCGGGCCTCAAGCTCGGCGGTGCGCTTAGCCTGGCGGGCGCTCAAGTACCCGAATATCGCCGTCAGAACGCCGACGGTGCCGCCGAACAGGGCCGTGATTTGTTCGGGGCTCATAAGTCGCCGCCTGCTCGCGGCTCGGCTGCCAGCCAGGGTGCCCATATGGCGAGGGCGGCGTTTACCGCGGGCACAGACATGACTCGCGTGATGGTCGCTGAGATCGCCAGCGCCGCACCGATTCCCGCCGCGGTGGCGGGCAGGCCGCTCGTGGCGACGATCATCGGTAGCGCGGCGGCCAAGCCGACGACGAGCTGAAACACGGTGCGGACCACGGCCCGCCACGGGTAACGCACCTGCGAGGCGTCGGCCTCATGGCTGGCCGTCACTGGCCGACCCGAATCGCGGTGGCGATCTTCGCAGGCAGATCGGCGAGCGCCTGCTCGATCCTGCCGAGCGCGGCGGGCACGTCGATGCTCGCCTCGTGCACACGACCGTCGACATTCAGGGCGATACCCGCGAGGGTGTCGACCGGGTCATCGTTGAGACGATGCGCCGACCGCGAGGGGTACTGCTGCGTCAGCTCGCGGTGCACCTCGACGAGCATCCGTTCCTGTTCGGGCGTCATGTCGATATCTCCTCCGGTGAGTAGGTTCCTGAGTTGGTCGGGGGTGCCCTGGAAGGCATCCACGTCGATCGAGCGACCAGCCACCAGGCCGCGCTCGGAAAACTGGAAGATGGCGACTGGCACGCCGCCATACGGCGCCCATCCGATGTCGTCGTGCCCGGGATAGATCGCCGAGGCGTACCCGGCGCGGCCGGGTTGGGGCCCGTAGTGCGAACTCATCAACGGCGGCAGGCCGGACAGATCGGGGCGGCCGATCTGGTCCCAGTACCAGCGCGGTAAGTAGGTCAGGCCGATATGAATCCCGCGGCGTTCGATCGCCTCGTGCAGGGCGCGCAGCACATCAACACCGCCCGAGTTGGCCTCGTGGTCGAGCATTCCAACGATGCCCGGGTCGCCGAGGTGCTCGACGAACAGCTCGGCCTGGCCCTCGATATCGCAGTCGGCGCGAACGTAGTGGTAGCCGACGAGGATCTTGCCCGCGGCCAGAGTCTCGTCGCGGAACCGCGGCCATTCAGGATCCCTGAAATAGTCGCCCTCGCTTACCTTGGCGATGACGAACTCGAATCCCTCGGCGGCCACTGCTGACAAGTCCAGCCCGCCTTGGTGATTGGAGATATCGACCCCGAATGTCAATGCCGCAGGCATGGGTTCGGCCGGGTGTTCGGGTTTGGTCGGCCGGTCGGCGGGCGATGGGGCCGCTGTGTAGCCCTTCGGTGGAATGAGACTGGCGAGCTGCTCGAAAGCCATCCAGTATCCGAACGGCCGGAAACCGCTGTCGGCCACCCATACCGCACGCTCAGGCCCGTCGTCGTAGCCCATGAGCGCGATGTAGTGGTAGACGACTCCACCTGCGTACGCCGGTGACTGTGAACCCTTCACCCCGCGCGGGTAGTTGCTCGGCGGCGCAACGATGTTCGCGACCACGCCGTACCCGGCGTCGATCGAGGCAGCGATGTCGGACCACAGCAACTCCACCTGCGCCGGGGTCGGCGGATCATTCGGCATGGTCCGCACGATGTACGCCCCGTCGCAGAACGCATTCAGCACCGGAGCGATCAGCCCGACGTAATCGGTCCCGTTCTCGGTGGTGCCGATGGTGTTTGCCATGTCCTGTTCGGAGACATGGATTCCGCGGCCGCTGAGCACGACCTGAGTCGACGCGGGCCCGCACCAGTAGTACGTCTCCTGCGGCACGATGCCACGGTCGTAGGGCAGTACTTTCTCAGCCATTGCCTGTTGCCTCCTCGATCTTGGCGCGGATGCGCTCGACGAGTCCGGCGAGCGCTTCTGATTTGGTCGCCGCCTGGTAGCCGAGGCCGCGCGGGTGTTCTGCTTTCCAGCCGCCGTCCGGAAGCTGCGTGGTTTTCACCTCGTCGACGTCCCAGAACTTCTCGGGATCGGGCATAGGCCATTCGCCGGTATCGGGGTCGGGCCGGATATGCAGGCCGAGGTCGTGGGGCCCGGGCAGGCCGCCTGGTGTTGGGGCCCACCGGATCCGCTCGTGTGCGAGGTCTCGCCGCCAGCCGCGCTCGACGAGGTATGCGGCGACGCGGGCCGAGCTGGGCAGCGTGAACACGGTGGCGTCGGCGAGCTTTCGGCCGGCACTGTTGCGCCACTCGGGCAAGTGCAGCACTGCCAGGTCCGAGAGCAGGTCGGCGACGGCGGGGTCGAGCGGCTCGACCTTGCCGGGGTCGGGCAGCTTGCCGTCGAAAGCCATCTTGGCGAATTCGCGGTACTTCGCGGTGATTCGTTCCTGTTCGGTCGCACGCTGCTGTTCGGCCTCTGCGCGCTGCTGTTCCTTGCGGCCCGCTTCGGTGACTACGGTGCGCAGCACCTCGGGCTCGGGCGTATCGGTCACGGCTGCTCCATCAGTGGTTGTGCGGCGACGACGAGCTGCGCGCCGGTGGTGACGATCGAGTAATTGCGGTCGCCGATCTTTCGGGCGATCACGTAGACCACGGCGGTCTCGGACGGGCCGACGATGCCGAGGTCGCTGTCGGGTGTGACGGCGTGCTGCCATCGCGGGTACAGCTGCACCTCGAACCGGTTAGCGACGCCGGTGGCGTAGCCGTAGCCGATGATTTCGCCCTCGGGTGAGCCGAGACGGATCTCGATCTCGACGTGCGTGTCATTGAACGCGGACACATGGACCTGCACGGTGATGTTCCCGGAGAGGACAATCGGCCGCCAGGCGATCGGCTGCGCCGGAATCGTCATGGTCGCAATGGTTTTCGTCGTAGCCGAAATGTTCGAGCCGCCGACGAACTGCGACGAGGCGACCGCCCACGGTCCGCCGAGGCGAGGCGCCGGGATCGGCCGCCATTCCCCGGGTGTGGCCGCCCACGCCAGCACCGACCCTTGCCGGGCTGCGGCAAGGTCGCCGACATCAGCGGCGTCGGAGATCTTGCCCGCCTCGCCAGGGTCGCCGGTCGCGCCGGTCGCGCCGCGCGGCATGGTGACCTCCAGAGCCTGCGATGGCGCGGTTCCGGTGAGCGCTGCGGCCGCCGATGAGCCGACAGCACCGGCCACTGCCGAGCCGGTCGGTGCGGCCGGTGCGCCTTGCGGGCCGGGAGTCTGGAATGCCGCGCCGAACGCGATCATGTCCATGCCGGTCCAGAAGTAGATGGCGTTCGCGCTCACGACGCGCCAGGCTTTGCGGGCGTCGGCGGTGGTGAGGTTGAGCGCAGTCAGCGCCGCCGGGGTCGCGATATCGCCCTGCCACAGCCACGGCCATGCTGGCGCGCCTTGTGGGCCGGGGCCGCCTGGTGGTCCCTCGCGCAGCTCGACGAGCACCTCGCGGTCGACGAGCTCGAGCGGATGGACGGTGTAGGGCAGGCCGACCGGGTCGTCGACTCCGCGCATCCTGATCGAGACGGTCTCGTCGTAAACCTCGGTCATGGCGCTCCTGTCACAGGCACGGCCCACGCGGCGACATGCGCGCCGGTCCGCGTGTAGGCGAAATTCGCGGTGCCGAGGTTGCGGCGAATCACGATGTGCAGCGTGGTCGCGACACCGGCGGCGATCACGCCAACCGATGAGGCGGGCGTCATCGCCGCTGTTTGAAACTGGGGCTGCATCCGAGCGAATGCATCGAGCGCAAACGGGATGCCGACGCCGAGGGCGACGATTTGGCCGCTCGCTGAGCCGATGCACGCCTCGATATCGACACGCGATGTGTGGTCGGTGGCGGCCGTCCGGACGACGGCACCGCCAGTGACGAACGGGCGCCAAGCGGTGTCTTGGGCCGGGATGGCGAGTTGGGCGATCGTGTAGGGCGAAGTCGACAGGCCGGACGCCGAGGCCACGAAACCGGCCGCGCCGTTCCATGCCTCGCCCTCGGTGATCGTCCACGGCCCGCGCCATCCGGGGTATGGCGTCGGTGTCCATTTCGACGTTGCCGCCGACCACAGCGGCACCATGCCGTCGGTTCGGGTCACCGTGCCGTCGAAATCCGAGGCGCCGGTGATCGGGCCGGGGGGGCCGTCTGGGCCCTGCACACCCTGAACACCGCGCGGAACCGTGAGATTCAGCGCCTGCGCGGGCGGGGTGCCGGTGATGCTGGCGACGAGGTCGGACCCTGCCGCGCCCGTGGTGACGGTGCCGATCGACAGCGAGTTCGGTACACCCTGCGGGCCGGTGCCGCCGAATGCGTCGGGGAAGATCTCGAATATCCGGCCGTCCCAATACATGAGCGCGTTGGTCGAGAGCACCCGCCACGCCTTGCCCGCTTGGGCGGGGCCGAGGTTTGCTGAGAGCGCGGTCAAGGCAGCGGCATCGGCGACGTCGCCTTCCCAGCGAAACGGGATCGCGGCCAGGCCGGTCACCCCATCGGCGCCGACCGAGCCGATCGGTAGCTCGAGCGCGCCATCGGCCGGGGTGACGTGTAGCGACTGGACGACACCCTCGTCTCCGATACCCTCGTCGATGCCGCGAATAAGGGCGGCCGCGAAATATTCGCCGACAGTGGTCACGGTGCCTCCTAGACGGGTTGCGCCCACACGGTCAAAGAGCCGCGCGCGTTGTCGTATCCGATGTCGGCGCCGGTGCCGACGCGCTCGACGGTGAGCAGCAGCGTGGCGGGGACGCCTGCGGGGACGGTGGCGTATGTCGAGCTCGGCGACAGTGGTTTGGTGCCCTCATCGCCGAAGGTCGGGTTGAACGGGATCATGAGGTATTGGCTGGTGGCTGCGCGCAGGCCTGCACCGCTGGCGACCATCACGCCGGTCGCTGAGCCGAGGCGGACACGCACCTCGGCTGTGGCCCCGGTCCCGGTCTCGCAGTACGTGTACAGATTCCCGAAGCACATCGGCCGCCAGCGAAACGGCAGCGCGGGCACGGCCGCGGTGAGCGCGATGAGCTGGTCGACGTCGGCCAGCTGGTCGGCGGCGATGTCGGCATCCCACCACGACCACGGCCCGAAACCGTTGGGCGGCGCGGTCGTCGACCAGCGGCGGCCGCCGAGGTTGAGTGCGAACATGCTGCGTTGGGTCGGGCCCGTTGTGTTGTCGTAGTCCTCGGCGGTGGCGATCGAGCCGGACGCGCCCGGCGGTCCGGCCAGTCCGGCGACACCGGCGGGGGCGGTCGCGGCGATCGCGAGCGCGGCACCCTCGGCCGAGATCCGCAGCGCGGGCGTGGTCAGTGCCGGGTCGTGCGTGGTGGTGACCGTGGCGATGGTGGCGGCCGGGGCGACGGGGCCCTGTGCGCCGACAGCGCCGGGCGAGTGCACCCAGGCCGCGCCGGTCCACACGTCCATGCCGTTGTCGTCGAGCCGATGCCACCAGCGGCCGCGGTCGTCCGGGCCGAGTCCGGTCGGGCGCGCCGCCGCGTTGGCGATCGTGCCCGCCTTGACGAACGTCGACCGCGGGCGGCCGCGGGGTCCCTGCGGGCCGGTTTGTCCAGGTGGCAGCGGCAGCGCAGCCGCCTCGCTATCCGGTGTCACAGTCGCCATAAGGATCGGCAGGCCGTCGAGGTCGACGTCCCGCGTCGCGGTCAGCCGCGCCGGAAAAACGATGTCGGACAACGAACCTCCTAGAAAATGAGCAGATCGAGGTCGGCGCCGACGTCCGTGCTGATCGTCTTGACGATCGTCGCCAGGCTGCCGAGGCGCTCCCATCCCTTGACGACGGTGTCTTCCTCATCAGCGCCGTCGCCGATCTTGAGCTCCCAGCGGCCGCCGCCGGTGCGGTCGTCGGTGTAGGTCATCTCGGTCACGTAATCGGTGAAAACCTGCTGCCCGACCTCGAAACCGATCTGATGCCCGATGTCGTAGTCCTTACCCGGCAGGTATGGCGCGCCATCTGCCACGGTGACCGACTTCGCGGTGTAGCCGCGGGTCGTGTGCAGCGCCTGCCGACCCGCCATCAGGCCGTCGAGGGTGAATGCCTTCTGCGAATTCGTCGCAACGAATTCCTTTGGCGCGAACGGCCCGGCGCGCTGCGTGCGGCCGACGTCCTCGTACTGCATCCATGCGAGAAAAACATCGTCGAGCTGCCCCTGATACAGCGAGTCGAGGCCGGGAATACCGATCAACAGGCCGATCCAGCTGAGCAGATTTTTCATGGCGATCTCGATGCCGGCATTGACCCAGCCCGGCGACTTGCCGCCCACGATGACGTGGGTCGCGGTGGGCTTGTGGATCGAGACCTGAGACTCGCCGAGCCCGCTGTATTCGCCTTCGCGGTACCACACCCACGGCAGGCCGCGCGCGGTGCCGAGTGGGCCGTAATTGGCGTACACCGCTTCGTATTCGGTCTGCGCGTCGAAGTTGGGATACCGCACCGGCGAGGTGTCGTCGATGAAGTCCTCGAACCAGGACAGAAGGCCGTCGAGGAGGGTGCCGGTCGGTCCGACCGAGGCCGAGTGATCGCGGGTGCGTAATACGACCGTGTTCCGATCGAGCCAGAACCACTCGGGCGCGGGCTGCTCGTCGCCCTTGTCGGGCAGGTAGAACGAGGCCTCGACGATCACGCCGGAGTCGTCGAGCATCGGCTCGAAAAACACGTCGGCCATGTCGAACCGGGCGCTACCGGCCGCCCACTTGCTCGTGTTGGTCAGGATGTCGACCGGCACGATCGCGATCGGCCATAGGCCGTCGCCGCCGCCGACCACCCAATCAGGCGCGTCGGCCCACTTCGCTGGCATGGCCGTCGACTGCTGGCGAAGGATGTTGCACGACATATAGATGCCGAACAGGACCTCGACGGGCCCGACCAGAATCATATGACGCGGCCACTGTGCCAAAATCGGCGCGAATGGTGAGGCCCAAAGTGCCGTTGTCGCAACGTGATTCCAACAGTGGATAGCCTCGATATCGACCGATTCCGTGCCGTCGGCGGCCCGCAGCAGCGAGGCCTTGGTGATGTACCCGTCCCATCTGTACGCCTTGGTTTCAACCGTGATCGGGATGGTCGCGTCTTCGCCGTCGGGGTTGTTGAAGATGTGGTCGAAGTGCACCATGTCGCGCGGGCACGCCATCTTCAATCCGCCTGCGCGGTTCTTCGGTTTGGAGAACTGGAGATCGAGGTACCGGCCCTCTTCGCCGACCTCGTCGAGCCACTTGTCGTAGTAGGTGACGATCGACGATTGGTCGGTGCGCCACTCGTCGTCTGCTCGCTCGAGGGCGTCCATTCGCCGCACTTCGGCGGCCGCATTCCACGCGGCCATCAGTACGGCCTCGACGAGCGCGGCGTCACGGTGACCGTGATGCTCGATTCCGTTGTGCCGCCATCGCTCACAGCGACCGGTATCGACACGCTCGACCACGGCGAGATCTGAGCGAACCAGCGCCGCCCGGCCAGCTGCGCCCACACATTGCGCCCCGAGGGCGCGGCATCGGAGTAGACGCGGGCCGTGCGGTAGCGCGGGTGCGGGTTGATTCGCAGCGTTTCGCCAGCCGCGATCACCGGGGTCTGCACGAGGCGGGACACGTCGCCGTCGACCGGGTCGCCGATATGCCAGCGGCCGGGGCCGTTCATCGTGTACCGAGGCCAGGCCGCTTGGTCGGCAGCGTTGCGCGCGTGGACGATTCCCTCGTTCAGCCCGTCGACATTCGTCCACGTACTCGGCTCGTCGAACGAGCGCATCGCCGGGTCGGCGGCGAGCGCCGACATCTGGAGTACTTCGTGGTAGTTCTGCTGCGGGTCGATGCCGGTGAGCGGCACCACGGGCCCGTCACGCTGGACGCGCTGAAATCGCCAGCCTTGATGCCGGGTGAACCATGCCAGGGTGCCCGGCCGGTCCGTCGACCAGTCGCGCAGCCAGGCGTCGTGCACGGCATGAAAATGCCTCGCCGACTGAAAGATCAGCGGGATTGTGTCGCCGCCGACCGACACGTTGAAATCGATCTCTTTCTTGCTGCGCACCGACCGTAAGACGGTCACGCCGTCCTGGCGGGCGCCCTCGGAGAGCAGTAACGACACCGGGGTGTCGAAGTGTCCGCCCATACTGTCGCCGAGCACCACGCCCTCGGCGCCCGCGCCGACCCCGGCGAGGTGCCAGGGCCGACCCTCGGGCGAGATGTAGACGAGCTTGGTCGCCTCGATGGCGAGCAGGGGGTGAAGCCTCATCGCGAGATACCCCCTCCCCGCTGTAGCGCCAGCGTTCGGCGGCGCAGAACGCGATCGACCGCGGCGGCCGCGCCCATCGGGTCAGTGCCCGAAATGTTGAACGTCGGCGCGGCATCAGCGGCGCCGGTGGCGCCCATGCCGAGCAGGGACAGGCCAGAGTCGAGCATCTCTTTCCAGTTGGACTCGAAATAGCTCGCGGCGTCCTTCTGCGTGGCCTCCCACTTCTCGGCGCCCTTGGTCTGCAAGTACTCCCACGGGTTGTCCTGCTGGTACCAGGGCGCGTCACCGTCGAACAGCTTCCCCGTCAAGGGTGCGCCCTGTAGCGGGTGTGCCTTCGGGGTCGAGGTCCCGGTGCCCGAGGTGTCCGCGCTGGTCCCTGCGCTGGCGGTGCTGTCGTCGGTGCCAGCACCCGAGGTGTCCGTGCCGCTGCCGGTGGTGGCGGCCGCCGCATTGCCGAACGTGCTCGGCCAGTTGTCGACCCACACCGGTGTGGCATCGCCCGCGGGCCGAGTGCCCGAGCCGCTGGCGGTGCCCGAGCCGCCGCTCGTGCCACTGCCCCCCGAGGTTCCGCCGCCGCCGCTGGTGCCGCTGCCGGGTAGCGATCCGCCGCCCGCGCCGGGCTCGCCCGATGGCGCGGCCGGTGCGCCCGTCATCGCCCAGTGCACGTGGTCGGCGTGGTCGCCCATCGTGTCAGCGCCGTAGAACGACATGCCGTTGCCGACGTCCTTGCCGTTCTTGATGTTGTGGGCGAATCCTTCCGAGTGGATCAGCTCGAGAGACTCGGGGTAATGCTGGGCGATCCATGCGGCCATGCCGACCATGTCGGGTCCGGCGATATCGATCGCCTTGGACTGCATGTGGTAGTCGTAGCCGCTGCCGACGTCGGCGTACCGGGTGGCGCTGGTGAGCACCGCGTCGGGGTACGCACTCGACAGCGCTTGCCACATGCCGCGCTGGGTATCGGAGATGTCGCCCTCGGACACGCGCACTGTGCCGCCCGCGTATCCGGGCAGCATCGCGCGCAGCAGATCGACCGGCGGCACCCATCCCGCGTTCAGCGCGGCGACCAGGTCGGCGCCGCCGCGAGCCATTGCCGATTCCTTGACCACGCCCTCGCCGGTCGAGACGCGGGCAGTCGGGATGCCGTTCGCGTCGAGGCCGAAGATGGAATCGCTCGTGCCGGTGCCAGGCCCCCACAGCAGCCCGGCCGCCGTGCGCCCGGCGATACCGCCACCGGCGAGCAGGGGAAGATCCGGGGTGTCGATAGTGAATGAAATGTGTTTGTCGATAACCGGAATGGTGAAATCGAAAGTCAACCGGAAGTTATTCCACATGCCGATAAGGGAATTCAGCGCGGTTTTGAATCCCGTTGTTAGACCCGTCCACAGGCCAGACAGTGTGTCGGTCACTTTGCCCGGAAGATCGCCGAGCCACCCTATGAGGTCGGTAAATTTGGTGACGATGAAGTCTTTTGCCTCACCGGCTTTTTCGCCGATCGAGGTAAATGCCTCCCACGCCGCGGTCGCGTTGCCGAGCCACCAATTGATGAAAGGTTCGAGGGCGTTGTGCCACAGCCACAGTCCGGCATTAGCGACGGCGTCGAGTGCGCCCTTGACGATATCCCGGAAAGTCTCGGATTTCTGATAGGCCAGCACCACACCGGCGACGAGCGCAGCGATAGCGACGACCACCAGGCCAATAGGGTTGGCGGTCAGGGCCGCATTCAGAATCCATTGCACCGCCGACCACGCCATCGTTGCGCCGCGAATGACGCCGGTCGCGATGGTGTATGCGCCGAGGGCGAGACTGTTGCCCGCGAGCGCGGCGGTACCGGCACCAGTCGAGGCAGCCATGACGCCTTGCGCGACGGCGTATCCGGTGGCAGCGATCTTGGCGGTAACGAGTGCAGCGCCGAGGGTTGCGAGCGCGATACCGAGACCAACAGCGACGCCGCGGTTCTGGTCGAGCCACGACGCGGCCGAGGTGAGGGCGGTGAGTAGACCGTCCTGGATTTCACGCTTGAGCTTCTCGATCGATGTGGCGGTGTTGTCGCCGACCGTCTTGCCCATCTCGTCGGCCGAGCCCGCGAATCCGTCCATCGACTCGCCAGCGCCGCTGAGCGCCGACAGGAACGCCGGAATCTGGTCGACCGACAGATCCTCGAGCGGGGTGCCGAACAGTGCGATCGAAGTATTCGCGCGCTCGGCCGGATCCTCGATCTCAAGTAGGCCCGCCGCGACTTTCTGCAGTGCATCTTGTGCGCCCGCACCGCCCTCGGCGACGGCGCGCGACATCTCTTCGGCGTCGAGCCCGATCGCCTTGTATGCATCCTGCGAGGACTGCGACATGTCCGAGCCGAGAATGGTGAATTCCTTGAGCGCATCGCCCGTCTTGTCGAGCACGAATTTGCCCTGCAGGGCAGCGTCGGTGAGCAGGCCGAAAGCCGTCCGCCCATCGAATCCGAGTGCGCGGAAATTGGTTCCGTACTCGTTGAGAATCTCGGGCAGCTCGTCGCGCATCGCCGCGGGGACCCGCTGGAACGACGTCGTCAGCAGGTCGAACGCTTCGGTGCCGTCCTTGGCGAGCCCGTTCGTGATGAGCTGCGAGGCGGTCTGTACTGCCTCGGGCACCTCGAGCCCGAACACGGTTTGAAAGTTCAGCGCCTTCTCGGTGAGCCCCGACAGGCTGTTCTCGCCAGCGGCGGTGAACCCGTCGAACGCCGAGGCGACGGAACCGACCGCGCTGGTTACGTCGCCGAAGCTTTCGCCGAGCCCCTGCTTGTACAAATCTCCCGCGGTCTTGCCGAACGCGGCGGCCTGCTCGGGGCTCGATCCGAGCTGTGCGGCGAGCAAGTCGACCGAGGTCTCGCGAGACATCGCCTCCATGGCGGTATCCATCGCCGTGCCGATACCAGCGGCGGCGATAGCGGCGGCGGCCATCTGCTTCGCGGCCGGGCCGAGCCGTTCGGTAACCGAGTGGAGCGCTCGCGAGAAACGACCGCCGGACTCGGTCGACTCGTCGGTCGAGTTCGCGAGCGTTTCGTGTGCGGCGGCGAGCTGGTCGACGGCGCGCTGCGTCGCGCGCGCGGTGCGTTCCTCGGCGCGCTGCGCGGTGGCGAGCGCCTCCTCGGCGCGCGCGAGCTGCGTGGCCGTGGCGCGGCCGGACTCGCGGAGCTCTCTCAGCTTCTCCTCGGCGACCCTCGTCTTGCCTGCGGAGTCGGCTTCCTTCTCGCGGGCCGTCTTGAGAGCCTCGGCGGCCCGCTCGACCCCGGCCTGCGCGGCCGCGATGCCCGAGACGATTGCGTTGCCTGTGGCCTGCCCGGCCGATCGGCCAGCCGCGATGAGCGGCTGCGCGATCTGCCCCTCGATCCCGGCTTGTATGCCCTGCACGCTGGGGATGATTTGCAGCGCGGCATAGCCGATCGGTTCGCTCATAGGGCCTCCTGTCCTTGCTCGGGCACGCCGCGCGCGCGGTCGCGGGCACGCTTCTCGGCGATGCGCCGGAGCCGTAGCGCCTCGCGGCGCGAATCAGCAGATTTCGCACGCGGTTTCGGTCGCGCGGGGTGAGGCTTGCCTGTCCATGCCTGGAACACATCCGCGAGTAGGTAGGCCTCGTCGGACCAGCGCGGGTGGCCGTCGTGCACGAGCATTACGAGCTCGGCGTCGTTGGGTAGCTTCTGAATTCGCACCCAGATCTCGCGCAGCGTCAGCAGGGGGACGCCGTACTCGTCGACGCGCCATCGGTCGGTGTAACGGGTGCTGCAATGGTGCGCGAGGTCGCCCTCGAGCAGATCCTCGTGTTCGGCGAGAATCTGCGCGAGGGTGACTAGTTTCCCGCTCGGCCGAACCCGGTCACGCGCGAGATCTCGTTGAAAATCTCGTAGTAGTGGGCGGCCTCGAAATCCTCGACGTTCGCCGCCAGGCGCGCGAGCTGGACAGACCCGAGCAGGGCGACGGTCCCGCCGATGACGTTGTTCTGTGACAGTGGCGCCCACACTGTGACGGGGTGCCACTTCTGCGGGTCTGCGATCACGGTGAGCTCGACACCTCGCCACACGAACGAGACAGTCTCGGCGCCCTCGGCCTCGCGCTGCGCGGGCGACTTGCGTGCCTCGTGGAAGTCCTGCGGCGCAGGCGCACCCGCGGGGCGGGCGGGGCGACGACGGCGACGGTTCTGCGGCTGCGACATGTGCGGGTTCCTCTCTGTGCGTGCGGGTTCGGATGAACGGAGAGATGTTCGGCGGCGCGGGAACCCGCACGGAACCGCGCCGCCGAACGAGGCGCCCCCTACGGGGTGAGGGCACCGGCCTGTCGGTCAAAGATGTCGCCGCTGCCGTCCGCGAAGATCGCGATCTGCACTTCCCACTTGGTCGGGTCCGACTCGTTGCGGGTGTCCGAGGGGACCCACAGACGGGCCCGCTGCGTGGTGAACAGCCGCTCGCGATCCTCGAGGTCGGAGTCGGTCTCGAAAGCGAGCCAGCGATAGACCGGCTTGGGCATGGGCACCTTGGTGGCGGTGCTGCCGGGGGTGATCAGCTTGCGCGTCTCGGTGTTGTCCTCGAGGAGGGTCATCTTCCGAGCGACCTCGAAGTTCTTCGAGCCGTACTTGATCAGGCCGAGCCCCCAGCCGTAGTGCTTGGACTCGGCAAGAGACCGGTCCTCGGCGAGACCGGCGTCGCCGTCGAGGATGCCGACCTCGGCCCAGCCGACCGCGAGCGCGGTCTCGATGTCGGCGGGCAGCGCGGGCCGGGTGGTGGCATCGGACAGGTACACGCGGGCGTCCTGCCAGATCTTGACGTTGTCGGGATCGCGTGCCATGTGGGCACCTCCTGTTATCGGCCAGCCCGAATCAGGCTGGGAGAGTGCGAGATTGGGCGCGAATCGTGAAACTCACGAGCTGCGCCGTGGTGTTCGAGTCGCGCGCCTCGAGCAGCCCGGATGGCTCGGTGAGGGTGGCGACGCCGGTAATCCGCTGAGATGTGAGCACCTCGAGAGCGGCCGAGGCGATGTCGCGGGCGCGGTCACGGCCGTTCGCCCACACCGTGATCCGCAGCAAGGGCCGGGTTACGACCGGCCATCTCGGGGCGCCGCCGTCGTCGAACACCACCACGGCGGGCGGTGAGGTCGACAGCGACCAGTTCGCGGGCAGGACAAGGCCGAACGTCGGTGACGGCGAGGCGACGAGCGCCGGAACCGTTGCGGCCAGATGGTTTTTGACCGCCTTCGCCGGATCGGCCGGGCGACGGACCGGCTTCACGGCTTCTGCTTCACCTCGAGCCCGACCGCCTCGGCGGCGCGGGTGAGCGTGCCGTACATCGCCTGATCTTCGGCCGGCACTTTGACCGCGGCCGCGCCGCGGTCGGTGGTGTAGTGGTCGACCTCGGCGTCGCTGCCCGCGGCCGCGGCGACCTCGGCGGCCACACCGTTGACCAGCGCCGCGAACGCGGGCGACTTGAGCAACTTGCCGATGGCCGCATTGTTCAGGCGCACACGAGGGTTCGCCATGGTCAGCCCTCCCCTCTGCTGCACAGCGCGACGGTGCCCGTCCTCGACGACCACGGCGACGACCACGGTTCGACGGCCAGCCGATACCGCTGCCCGGCGACGGTGAGCTCGTCGGCGCCCGTGAGGTCGACCTCGGGCTCGAAGTAGACCGTGCACTCGACGCGCTGCCCGTCGCGGCCGCGGTCGATCATGTCCGGGTTCGCACCCGGCGCAACGGCCTTCGCAGTGAGCGGGGTGTCGGCGCCGGGCACCGGGTTGCCGTCGTCGTCCATCCCGCCGCCGCGGTGGCGAATCACGGTGACGCTCATGGCATCACCAATCCGGGTGGCGGGTACCGATAGCCGACCGGGTCGCCGAAATCGCCGGTCGGTGTGGGCGCGGACGATATGCCGAGCATCTGCTCGTGCACTGCGAGGAATTGCAGCGTGCCCGCGGTGGTGGCGAGCGTGCCGGATCTCGCCCACGGCCCCATCGTGTCCGAATAGGCAGTGTGCCCGGTGAACTCGGCGGGCGGCGCCATCGCGGCCCGCACCACCTCGACGACCACGTTCTTGCCGGTCGGGTCGCCGTTGGCGATGTCGGGCCGCCGCGACGGGTCGCGTATCCACGCCTCGGCCACGGCGATGAGCAGCTCGGCCCGCGCCCGCTCGCCGGTCGAGAGCGTGCGCCAGCCTAGTGCTACATCGTCAGCGGTAGCGAGCGGCATCGGTCACGCCTCGGGCAGGCGCGCGGCCAGCTCGGCGCGGGACAGGCCTGCGGCCTCCTCGGCCGACATGCCGCGATGAACCGCATACGCGATCCACTCGTCCTTGGGCGAGGTCTGGCGTGGCCGAGCCGGTGCGGCGGGAGCAGCACCGGCGGTGCCGTCGCCCGTCCCATTGTCGGCGCCGTCGCCCTGATCGCCTGTGGCCTGGTCGCCGTCGCCGGGGCCGGGCGCGCCGTCGCCCTGGTCGTCGAGGCTCACCTCGCCGAGGTCGTCGTCGGCCTGCTCGATCATCCCCATGTCGAGCAGGCGCGCGGCGTCCTCGGCGGCGATGTCGTCCAGGCCGAGCCGTGCGCCGTGGTACCGGTACCGGAGCAGCCCGGAACCATCGGCGACGACAACGACGGGCGCGGTTACACGTACAGCGACCATGATCAGATCCCCGTGATCTTCCATGCCGCCTTGGGCTCGACGACGACCGGAACCGTGACGCGGCGGCTACGCAGCCGGTACAGGTCCTTGTCCTCGTCTCTGAGCGTCTTCACCTCGACGCCCGGGATGCCGCCACCGGCGGACACGTAGCCGGGGCCGCCGAGCTTCTCGTCGGCCATGCCGCCGAGCTGCCCGGAATCGACGATGAACGCATTGCCCGCGACGGGCAGGTTCGGCGTCGGCAGGAATCGCAGACCGGCGATGGTCGGGAAGTTGCCGGTGTAGACCGGCGCGAGCCCGTCCTCGCGCTTGAGCAGCTGCGAAATCTGGGTGTCGGACATAACGATGGCCCACGTCAGATCGTCGACCACGATCGTGTCCGGCTCGAACCCCTCGTTCAGGGCGCGGATGTTCGCTACTGCCTTGAGCACGTCGCGCAGGATCACGGCCGAGCCGCCCGACCACGAGGCGGTTGCCGCGGTGCTCTGGGTGACCTGCGAGGCGATCACGGCGAGCGCGGTCGCATCGATGGTCTTGACCATCTGGTTTACCTGCTTGATCAACGCGCGGTTGACCGGGTCCATCTTGCGGCGCGCGATCGACTCGTCGGTGATCTCGGAGTCGCGGCCCCACTTGACGGTCTTTGCGACCTGCGCGTTTCCCTCACCGATCGAGGTCAACGGGTACTCACCGCCCGGCGCGACCGCCTCGGGCGCGCGGTCGGAGTACATCGACTCGCCCGACTCGTAGGTGATCGCGCCGCCGGTGGCGTCGAAACGACCGGTCAGCAGCACATCGGAGATGAACCGCTGTTCGGCCAATGTGCGCAACCTGCGCGCGATCAGGGTCGGGTCCTTCAGGAATCGAGAGATGGTGATGTTGTCGCCCGAGATGGTGGGTGCCGCGGGCGGGTAGGTGTACGGCATCTTTGTGTCCTTTCAGGAATCAGCGGGCGAACAGGTGAACGCGGACCTTGCCGCCGGACGCGGCGGCAGTAGCAACGCCGACAACCTGCGAGTAGTCGGTGCCTGCGGCGAGGTCAGCAACGGCACCGGCCGCCGCCGTGACGACACGGGCGCCAGCGGCGATAGCGCCGGACGCCGTCAGGTCGTGATCGCCGCCCGACATCACGAGCACGTTCTCGCCGCTCGCTGCGTCAGTGAGAGCGACGCCGATAAACGCCGAGTTCGCGGCAGCCGACGCGGCAACGGTGTTGTTGCCCGACACGACGAGGGCCTGCCCCGCCGTGACAGTCGCCGAAGTAACGCGCGTAACGGCCTGTCCGGGCTTGAAAATCGGGCTGTATTCGGGCATGTCAGGCGTCCTTTCCGAACAGCGCCGAGTACACGGCGTCGTTGTCGTCGTTGTGGATGGTTCCGGCGTGGCCCAGTTCGACACCGACCGGGAACACCGGCTCGAGGGCGTTGAGGATCGCCAGCTCGCGTGGGTCCTTGTTCAGCCGGTTGAGCCAGGTGTCGCGCTGCGACGGCGCGATTCGGCCGGTGCGCACCGCGTTGTCGACGGCGGTCGCGCGCTCGGTCCGTTCCTGCTCGGTGCGGGCTTGGTCGCCGCGCCGTGCGGCGTCCTGCAACGCGGTCAGCGAGGCCGCGTCGATCGCGACGACGCCTGCGGGCAGGCGGTTCGCCGCGGCCGGTTCCTCGGTCGGTGCCGGGGCCGGGGCGGCGGTGTCGCCGTCCTGTCCCCACACGGTGAGCGCTTCCTGCGCGGTCGCGATCGACTCCTCGAACGAGTCGGCGAGCGGCTGCGCGATAGCGGCCACGTCGGGCGATACGCCTTCGGTGACAGCGGCCGTCGCGGTCGCGAGCAACTCGGGCCCGGCCGCGACGAGCGCCTTGAGAAACGCAATGTCCTTGTCGTTGAACGGGAGCTCGACGGGCGTAATCGCCGACTTCGGTCGGGCGGCGAGCTTGTCGAGCGCGGCCGTGATGGTGGCCTCATCCGCGTCCTCGGCGACGCCGAGGCGCTTCGCGATGCTGGCGAGTGCAGTCATGCGCGTTCCCTTCTGGTTGGCCTCGGCCTCGGTGGCTGAGGGGGTACGGGGCGCGGGCGCCGCGTGACGGCCCGCGTAGTTGAATGCCGACAGGTCGAATCGGGCGACGACAGCGAGCTCGGTCTGTCCGACTTCGGTTCGATCGGCGAGCCCGGCAGTGACGGCCTCGGCGGCCGAGAACCACGTCTCGGCCTGCATGACGGCGCGCCACTCCTCGACGGTCCCGCCAGCCTTCTCGGCGTAGATGCTCGCGATGTTGTTCGAGATGCGGTCGAGGTTCTCGGCGTGCTTGCGCAGTTCCTCGGCGTTGCCGCTGGCGTAGACCCATGCGTCGTGGATCATGAGCTCGGCATTTCGGCCGACGACCACCTCGTCACCGGCCATCGCGACGAACGACGCGGCGCTGGCGGCGAGCCCGTCGACCACGGTCGTGATGCGCGCCGGGTGCCCGCGCAACGTGTTCAGTAGGGCGATGGCCTCGTACACATCGCCGCCGGGGGAGTTGATCCGCACTGTGATGTTCTCGGCACTGATCTGCGCGAGATCCTTCGCGAACGTGGCGGCCGAGACGCCCCACCACGGATCAATCTCGTCGTAGATCAGCACCTCGGCCGAGGCGCCGTCGAGGGCCTTGATTCGGTACCACGGGTCGGGCCGCTCGCCGCGGTTCCGGGTCGGTGAGTTCACCACAGCGTCAGCGCTCCATTCGGTTCGATGCGGGCGACCGGCGCCGACAGTGCGGCGCGGCGCATGTTGTTGCGCTGGCGCAGGTCTCGGCCAAACTCATCGCGACCGCGGCCAGCCATGCGGGCGGCTACGGCCGCCGTTGTCACCTCGTCGGGATCGAGGTCGACGGCCTCGCGGATCGGTAGGCCGTAGTCCTGGCGCGCGGCCTGCTCGATCGCCTCGTCGGGCGTGATGATTCCGGCGCGCACGAGGATCTCGAGTGCCGCTGCGGTGGCGTCCTTGCGCGATCCGATTTCGTCGAACACGATGCGCGGCGCGGGCTCGTCCGGCCCCCAGTTCGCATCGACGAGGTCCTCGACGATGTGGGCCTGCGCGGTGTCGCGGATCATCTCGGCGACGGTCTGCAACGACATCACGAAGAAATCGGCGAACGTCGTGCCGAGTGCCCAACTGCCCGTTGAGTTTCCGAGGTTGAGGAAGTGCGCCAGCACCGATCGGCCGATCTGCGCATCGTGGTAGTCGATCGCGGGCTGCGCGTCTGGCAGGTTGCCCTCGACACCCGCGAGCCGTAGGCGAGCCTGGTACGGCGTCGCCGCGCCCGAGGCGCTGCCCGCCTTGTAGCTCTGGGCGATCTTCTTGCCCGCCTCGAGTTGCTTTTGATCGTCGGCCGGGCCCGCCTCGTAGACGGGCACGCCCATACCGTTTCGCTCGATCGTCTGCGCCTGCACGCGCAGCAAACGGTCACGGATGAGCCAGTGCTTGTACGCGGGCCGTAGCAAACTCTGCCCGGTCCAGTCGCCACCCTCGCGGTCGACGACGTACGCGACGAGCCGCTCGACCGGAATGCGCACCGCGCCGCCCGCGCCCCACCCGTATTGCTCGATCGAGACGAGGCCGCCGTCGGGCGCGACCTCGATATCCGAGATGGTCTCGGCGAGACGCTGCCCCAGCTTGCGCAGGTGGTACAGGCCGTCGTCGCCGACATTCCATACCGGCTCGAAGAACTGGTGTCCGTAGCGCAGGCAGAGCAGCGCGGCGGCCATGTGCTCACCCCACGAGAACCGGCCACGTCGGCGCTTGTTCGACGGCGCTTGCCCGACGATCGGCAGGCCGAGGTCGTTCGCGATGTGCGCGACCACCTCGGGCCGCGCGCCGTTCGGGTCGATGCGCCAGTTCGTACGGCGGATCGGCAGGCGTACAGCCCGCATCACAGACGTGATCTGCGCGTCCTGCCGTTCCATCCGGCGATACACGCGCGTGCACTGCGGCCAGACGAGCTCGGGCGTTTCCTCGGCCGCCTGCCAGAATCCGACCCCCGACGAGTCGTAACCCTCTGTGGCGTAGCCGATTTCGGCTGTCGGTGTCGTCTTGGTCTTGCCCATGGTGCCCACCTCCTAAAACCCCATCGCCATGAGCTCGTCCTGCTCGACGCGCACCTCGGCCTCGTCGTCCTGTGTCGGCGTCTGCACTGGCGCGAGCTGCGCGCCGAACGTGAGCAGCCCCCAGCGCGCGAGCGTGATCACCTGCATTCGGGTCACCTCGCCCGCGGTGTAGTCGAGGACGAAGCGGCCGCCGCCGAGCGTCTTGGTCTGTGTCGCTTCGCGCGCCTCGTCGAGTCGCGGGTCGCCCGCGTGTGAGAGCCGTTCGGCGAGCGCGTCGTCGACCAGGCCGACGACGGCGTCGGCCATCTGTGTCGACGAGGTCAGCTCGGGTTCGATCCCGAGCGCCTTGAGCTTCGGCACGACGCTCGCGGCCGGGCTCGACGAGTTGATCACCAAACAGCACGGATCCCAGCGATCGACCAGATCGACGATGCGCTCGACTACATCGGTAGCGCTGCCGTGATAGCCGAGCTCGACGCGGATCCGCTCGCTCGTCGTCCATGTCGACGCGCCGATCGAGGCGGTGCGTAGATCAGGGGTCATGTCGACTGCGATCGCGATCGGCCCACGCACAGCTACTCCCGCTTCGCTCATCCGGCCCCACGGCTCGTCCGGGATCAGCGCGGGCAGATCCTCCGCGTCTGCCGGCCAGTCCCCACGGCCGAGGTACTCGACGTCGAACGACTTGCGCCCGGCCAATGTCGAGAACTTCTTGAACTCGGCCGCGAGCTTCTTCTCGGTGGCGATCACGCCGTACGACGGGTTCGCGAGTCTCCAAGTCTCGGGGGCCGCGCGGTCGCCAGCGGATCCCATCCACTCGGCGAAAAACAGGTTCGCCTCGGTGCCATCGTGGCCGCGCCGCCGGACCGCCGCGAGCACTTGCCCATTGGGGTGCTGGTCCTGGTTGACCGCGCTCGAGGTGTAGATCGTCTGCGGATCCGAGGCGTTCATCTTCGTCGGCGACAGCGCGGCCATGTCGGCCTCGGTGAGGTCGTACGCCTCGTCGTAGATCTCGAGATCGATCTCGTCCAGGCCGCGCCCGGCGTGCGCCGAGCGGGTGGTGAACACGACCTCGGCACCCGAGGCCAAAACGATCGTGCCGCGACCTTGTGAACAGGTTTTCGACTCGACGCGTTTGCTCATCCACGGCGTCGTCTTCACGATCGCCCACGTGCGTTTCCACAGCGCTTTCGCGGTCTCCCACTGGTGCGCCGAGAAAATGATCTTCTCGCCGAGTTTGAACAGGCCGTAGAGCACTCGCAGGATGAGCACCGTGCTCTTGCCCGCCTGTCGCGGGATGATCAGGCAGCACTCGGGGTGCGTCCACGTCCCATCGGGATTGCGCGCCAGGATCCGCTCGAGGGCCCACAGCTGCCACGGCATCGGGCGAATGCGGGAGCCCGACAGCTTGCCGAGCGCCGCCGCGCGCATCCCAAGGTCGAAATCGCCTGGCGTGTAGAGCAGCGCCTCGGGCGTCTGGCGCCCTGTGAGCTTCGGCCACTCCGCAGCGATGATCTCGGCGAACCGAGCGTCGACGTCCTCGCTACAGATCGTCGAGAGGGTCATATCCGTTGTCGCCGCTGTCCGGCCCTTGTCGGCGGATCTCGGCGAGCAGCTGGCGCAGCGTATTCGCTTGCTGGCGAGCCTCGACGAGCGCGCCGTCGATCCGAACCTCGATGTCGCCGTCCCGGGCGGTCGTCAGCTGCGCCCAGGTCGTTTCGTCGCCCTCGATGAGCTCATTCAGCCGATCGAGGCGGTCAGCGACCCGCGCGGCCTCGTTGACCAGCACGCTGCGGGCATAGGGCTCGTCGGGTGTGCTGAGCGCCGCCCGCAGCCGGTCGCCGGTGGTCTGCTCGGTCACCGGGCCCCCTCCCCCGGCGATTTCGGCCGTAAAAAAAATCCTGACTACCACCGGGTCGAGTCAGGCCCCGGGGGTGCGAATTTTCTTGCGAGGGTGCCGGTTCCGGGTGCGATGCTGTGCGTGTGACTTCGTGGCTCCCGCTGATCAGCGCGCTCGTCATCGCCTCGGTGACGCTAGTCGGCATTCGCATCAACAACCGCACAAATCGGGCTGCGATCGTCGCTTCCGACGAGCGTGAGTATCGGAAATGGCAGCGCGAGATGGTGCTTCGGCAGTGCGGCGAGGCGATCGAGACTGCACTGCACGTGCACGACGAGTACTGGCGGACCCTTACCGACAGGTCGGACAAAGACGCTGACGAAATCAGAGCAACGATGGACGAGCATGTCGCTAAGCTCGGCGTGAACGTCGCAATGCTCCGAATGCTCAATGCCCGCACGGTCGCGAAACCCTGCGACGAATTACGCGACGTGGCGGTCGCGCTCTGGGAGTCTTGCGAGTCGGCGAAGAATGGAGACCCAAGTAACCATGTAGGGGACTTGATCGAGGATCTTTACCGGCTTCGACACCAACTTGCCGAGACAGCCAGCGCCGAACTTCACACCCTCGGCCGAACCGATGGAACACAGGAAATTAGCCCCATTCGAGCGCGTTTCCTGCGTGCCCGCCACTCCGGCGAGTGAGCGCTGGTCGCTGGTCGTCGCGTGAGCCGTCGCCGCGCTGCTTGTTGCACAGGGCGTGCAGCAGCCTGTCGGCCCTCGTGCCGCCCTTGGCTCGGGCGAGCGTGTGGTCGGCCGCGAGGTCTTGACTCTTGAGCATCGGCTCACCGCACCACCAGCAGCGCTCGCCGTCGCGGTGCTTGGCGAGCAGCCGGTCGCGCTCCTGCTGGTGCTTCCAGCCGAGCCCGCGTTGTGTGGTGGTGCGGCCGCTCACGCCCGGGTGCTCACCACGTCCACTGGCCGAGCGGCGCCACGTACGGCAGCTCGAGGGTGCGCAGCGGCGCGGGATGGCAGAACAGGCGAATCAGTGCAGCGAAGTCGAACAACGGGGGCTCCTTCACGCTCGCAGTTGGGGTGGGGTTCGCAGCGCGCAGCGTGACCACCCGCGATGGATGCGCGGGCTTGCGGAGGTTTGCGCGGCTCCCTGGGGCGCTTGCCGGACCTGGGCCGGTTTGACGCGCTGCGAAGTCTTGGGGTCAGACCGGAGTGGTCAGAGCAGTACGTCGAGCACGGCGAGAGCGAGGCGGCCGACCAGTTCCCACGGGACGACGGACAGAGCGGCAGACAGAGTGGACAGCATGATCGTGTCTCCTACGTAGTGCGGTTGTGGTGATCGCCCTGGACTCGCGCCCGGTGTCCGAGGTGGTGACCTATGACGGGTGCAGGGACGTGGGGCGCAGCGCGCAGCGTGGCCCCCGGTTGAGTCGGACCGGGTTGCGGCTACTCGGCTAGAACGAGTTGCGTTGGGGCGCTTGCGGTGAAGGTTGGCACCGGTTGACGCGCTGCGAGATCGTGGGGCGAATGTGCCCGTGATATGCGAAAACCGGCACTGTCGCCGACTTTTGGGGTCGGTTTGTCAGTACCGGTTTCGAGGTGCCATCGAGGATAGCACCAGGTCGGGGTGTTTCGATCTTCCGGCGCGCGCACGGCGCGCCGGGGTCAGTCTGGGGACCACTCGGGCCGGTAGTCGGGATGGTTGCGCCAGACGGCGACCATCGCGCGCACGGCGCGAATCTTCTCGATATCGGCCGATGCCTGCTCGGCCGACGGTGGCCGGGCGCCGACAAGCAACTCCCACATGCCCGAGGATTCCAAGATGAACAGGAACATATCGCGCGTCGCCGCGACCTGGCGCAGCTCGCGCGCCGGGTCGTAATGGGCGATGTGCGCGGCCTGCTCGGCGGTGTGGCCGCCCTCGTCGTAGATGGTCATGGACGCGCCGTGAACCATCCGCTTGTCGTTCGGATCGACGTATGAATCGGTGTGCCACTCGCCGGAATCGGTGCCGGTGCGCTCGTGTTCGCGAGTCTCGGGGTTGTACTTCGTCGGGTGCCGAAGCGCGGCGCGTGCGATCGTCTCATCCTCGGCGAGCCGTGCGCGAATGAACTCGTCGATGGTCACGGCCGCCATTCCTCGCGGTAGTCGAGATGCTCGGCCCAAATCGCGGCGATGGCTAACACCGTCCCGCATGGGAAGCCTCCGCCGGGGTCGCCGGGCGCGTCGCTCCTCTTCCCCACGCACCGCGTGCACAGGTAGTCCGAATGGTCGGGCGCGTGGTCAGCGATGATCGCCCGCAGCGCGGCGCACTGTCGCAGCACGCGCGCCGGATCATGGCGGCCGAGGTGGCCCAACAGGGCCGGGCCGATGGCGTCCCATGATGTCGGGCCGCCCGGATGGTCTTCTGTACCGGCCGCCGTTGCCATCGCCTCGTCCTCGGCGAGTCGGGCCTCGATGAATTCGACGATGGTCGCTGTCATGCGGTCGATCCTCTCTCGCTGGTCTCGCGCCGCGCCAGTTCGAGGGCGTCGCCGACGCGGTAGACGGGCACCGCGCCGCCCTCATGCCGATCGGTGATGCGCACACCGGCCCGGGAGCGGATGAGCCACGCACGCCGCGCGAGGCGGCCCTCGGCGGCCCACCGGTAGCCGGTGCGGCGCGCGATCGGCGAGCCGACGGCCGCGCAGGCGTGCAATAGCTCGGGCATGGTGCACAGCATCTCGCGGGCCGCCCGGGTGGCGGCGGCCTCGATTCGGGCGACCTCGTGCTGAACGCGGCACCGCGGGCACCGCGCCCACGTCGCATCGGGTTCGGCCCACAGGTTCGCCGCGCACGTCGCACCGTCGTCGAGCTGGACGGCGCACCGGCCGAGGTACCGGTGATCGGCGGGGCGGTCGATCGCGCGCCGTAGCCCGCCGGTGGCGTTCACGATGTCGTGGTATGCCTGCTCGGCCGCCTCGAGCTGGCGCAGCTCGTGTGGGTGCGAGGCGAGCCATACCGCGAGGCGTTCGTCGGTCTGTACCGGCGTGATGAGGTGGGCGGCCATGCGTCGCGCGACATGGGAATCACGGACGCGGCCGCCGTTACGTAGGCGATGTTCGTGCACGAGGGCCGGGGCCTCGGCCGAGCCGCGGGTGTGCCGGGCGTTGACGGCCAGGACGGCGAGCGCCCGGGACTCGATCGGCACCTCGGCGCCGAGGTGGTCGGCGAGCACGCGCGCCCACCCGTGCAACGCGGTCGACAGCGCGACGGCGTCACGTTCGCCGAGCAGGCGCACGCCACGGCCGCGGTACTCGCTGCTCGTGTCCTTGATCGGTAGCGGTGCCTCGGCCGACCGGCCGCCCGCGCGGCCCTCGGCGATCCGGGCCTGCCCACTGCGCGCGGTTTCGAGGTCAGCGAGCAGGCTCGGCACGGCGAGCAGGGCGTCGACGAGCGTCCGGCCGCACACCTCGCACAGCGCAAGCCGGTCGCCGACGAGGCGTGTGCAGATGCCGCACGATGTGCCGCTCATAGGCCACCCTCGGGCCGGTTGCCGGACAAGATCGCGACGAGGTCGCGAACGGTCATGAGCACGAACTGTGAACCGGGGTCGGTGACGCCGCGCCGCTTGGCAACGACGAGCCCCGCGAGCGCGTCGTCGTTGCCGCGCTCAACCTCGGTCTCGCCGAGCCAGGGCCCAGCCTTGAGCTGCCCGCCGTAGTCCTTGCACTCGATGACGAGTCGCCCGCCTCCAGGTGCGCGCACGCCGCCGATGTCGCCTCGATCCTTTGCGCCGTTGCGAGCGCGCCGCTCGATCCGGTCCTCGTCGAGCTGGTCGGCGAGATAGTTCGCAATGCTGCTCTCGTGACGGGTCCCAGCGGCCTTGGCGCTGGCACGTGATCGCGTCACTTCGCGTCACCGGCGATGACGGCGGCGATGTGCTGCGCCATGAGTCGCTGCACGGCGCCGATCTGCGTCTCGGGCTCGTTGTCGAGGTCGCCGATAATCTCGGCGCCACACAAGCAATCGACGACGACCTCGGCGGCGCACTCGCTGCCCAGGGGCTGCACGGTCACGGTCTCGGCGATGTGCTCGGCGAGGATGTCGGCGACCCGCTCGACCTCGGGGTCGTGCATGAGGACGAACTCGCGGCCGGTGAGCCGTTCCGGCCTCATCGAGGTTTCGCGGTAGGGCTCGGTGACGCGGCCGTCGCCGTGATCGTGGCGAATTACCGTGCAGGACACCTGAATTGCGTAGGCGCTGACCTCGATGTAATCGACGCGCAGGTGGCGCACGTTGCTGGCGCGGGCGTCCTCGTAAAGCTGTCCGGCGCGAATGGGTTTCGTTGCGGCCGTCGTGAATTCGGTGAGTTCGGCGGTCTTGGTCACGGTCGGCGCTCCTTGTGTTCTGCTGCTGCTATGGCCTGCAGCGCTCGCGGGCTCGGGGATCGGTTGGCGTCGTCGCGGACGCCTACGCCGGGCGCTGGTGGTCGGTGGATCGGGCACGCCCGCATCACGTCGGCGTCGGGCCGGGACAGCCACCCGTCGCGGCAGTCGTACGGGCAGCGGCCGGGGTCGTCGTCGCGGGGCTCTCCGGTGCGATCGAGTGACATGGATTCACCTCCGCTTGTGGATGCGGTGGTGAGTTGCGTTCACAAGCCAGCCACGCGGGTAGTTCTTGGTAGTGGTTGGTATGGGTTGGTGGGGGATCATGGGTGATCCGTAGAACGCGTCCAAATGATCCCTAGAACGTGTCCAAATGATCCCTAGAACTGTTCTCGCCCTTCGGTTCTGCGGATCACGGGTGATCTGTAGAACCGAGTTATCCACTCCTGTGGATAGAGTTATCCACAGGCTTCTAGGGATCAGTCGTGATCCCCAGAAACGGGGGTGTCGGACGGGTCGAGCATCGGCAAATCGAGAATGTCCGAGGGCATCGTGAGCCGGTACTCGTCGGCCAGACCCGAGCGCCGACCTCGCCGATGCACCTCGATCAGACCCAGCTTTCGCAGCACCGCAAGCTGCCGTTTCACGGTTGGCACAGACACGCACATCACGGCCGCCAGACGCTCGACGCCGGGCCAGATACGCGACCCGTCCGCCTCGGCGTAGGTCGCCATGGTGAGCGCGAGAAACTTCGCCGTCGACGGCATCTCGACCCGCCGCACGATTCGTTCCCACTCGAAACGGTCGACCGGCATCAGTTCGCGCACCGAGGCACCCGTGATCGAATCCATCACGTACCCACCACCTTTCATGCGCGGTCACTGCCGCTCGTCCTCGGCCGGTGGGTCCTCGATGCTGAGCGCCTCGATGTCGGGCTCCGGTCCTGTCAGGTTCAACATGGGTGCCGCCTCCTCCTGCGCTGTACGGCAGTCGGCACACAGCCGGTCGCGCGGCACCTCGGCGTCGGGTGCGAACGGTCGCCGACACTCGCGGCAGTCCATGAGCTGCACCGGGCCGTACTTGCCGACTCGATATCTGTTCGGGATGGGACGCCGGGGCTTGGGCCGCCCCGGCGTTACCCCGTAGCGATTGCTGCCGGGCCACGGCCCGACCACTACGTCGTCGCTCACGTGTGCCCGTTCGGGTCGGGGTTGACGAGGCCGCCGATGCGGGCGCGCACGTAGACCTCGGCGGCGGCCTGGTCCTCGATGTCGATCAAGCCGTCCTCGCCGTCAGTGCCGAGGGCGGCGATGACGTTGCCGATGCGCAGCTGCTCCACCAGTTCGCGCGCCTGGTCGCCGAGGTAGATCAGAGCGTGTGCGGTTGCCTCGCTGGCATAGGAGACTTCGCGCGCGGTGTCGGTGGCGGATGCGATGTGTGTCAGGGCGATCGTGGCTTGCTTGCGGTGGTCGTAGGCGCTCACTGGTCGCCGCCTTCGGTCACGGTGGCGGCCTGGTCCTCGGTGCCGGGGTCGCGCTCGAGGTACTCGAGCAGCGCGACCGCCTCGGCCCAGGTGATGTCATCGGCCCCGGCGATCTCGCGCTCAAGGAATTTTCCGATGGCGAGCAATTTGTCGCCGTCGTCGGCGACGCCCTGCTCGTTAAGCAGCCTTGCGACTTTCTTCTGCTGGATACGGGTCGACGGCTTCTCGGGCTGGCTGACCTGTTCGGGTTCCGGTTTCGCGCTCGGTTCTGAGGGCGCACGCTCGGCCGCGACCGGCTGCTCGTCGACGGGCGCGGGTGCCTGCCACTGCTGCGCATTGACCACGCCAGCTTGCGCACTCTCGACGATCAGGTCGGCGGGCGATACGCGCTCGGACTTCACACGGATCGGCTCGGGGCCGCGGTCGCGCACCTCCTCGATGTCGGAGTCGATACCGAGCAGCACATCGGGCGCGGTTGCGCGGCAGCATTCCGCGGTCGCACGGGCGTACAGCATGTTCTCGGTCTCGGTGCGGTACTTGGGGTTGCGCTTGTCGTATCCGGCATCGGTCACCCGCTTCATGTCCCACACGGACTCTTCGGGCGGCAGATTCGGGTCTGTGCCCTTGCGTCGACCGCGCACCACGCACCGGGTAGCGGACTTCTCGACTGTCCAGATCTCATGCCCGGCGGCGAGCACGGCCGCCTTCATCACCTTCGCGTACGTCGACGGCACGCCGTAGACGTCGAACACGTTCTGCAGCGACTGAATGGCATCGAGGCCCAGGCGCGCGCCGTACAGGATCGCGACCGCGCCCTCTTTCGGTTTGTCGCGGTAGCGATCGGGCGCGAACCCCGTCGCGCACAGCCATTCCGCGACCTGATGCGCGGCGTCGAGTGCCTCGGCCTGCTGCCGTAGGTCAGCCAGAATCGAGGCGGTCATCGGTACCGGCGCGAACGAGTCGGCGATAGCGAGTTCGGTGGTCATAGATGGTCGTCCTCTCGATATGCCCATGTGGGCTGGGGGATTTCGTGGATGCCGCGAGCGAAGCGCGGCCAGTCGCCGGAGTTGGTGCACTCGGCGTAGAGGTCAAGCGCCGTGCGGTTGCGGCGGCGACCGTGCTCGACATACGCATCGGGGATGCGGTTGACGGTCACCAGATGCGGCGCGGTGTCGGAGACGACGACGAACCACACGTCGGCCACGTCGACGTCAAGGTCGCGCAGCACGTCCTCGTAGTGAGGTTGCTGCTGGTTGTAGCCGTAGGTGCGAATACTCTTGGCGAAGTGCCCCGGGTCGGCGCTGCCGGACTTTTTCAGGTCGAGCATGATCACGCGGCCGTCGCGCACCCTGTATAGGCAGTCCGGCCGGATGCGCCGCATGATTCCGGTCTCCGGATCCGGGTAGTACCCGGACAGTTCGCATTGCCCGTCGCGGAACATGTGCCCGACGTCGGAGTCGGCGAGCACGTTGCGCACCGCCCACCGCACCGACTCCATACGCTCGGTGAGTAGCGCGACCTTGCCCGCCGCCCGCGCGTCTTTGCGGATCTGCTGATCAGCCTTGGCGTTCCACGTCTTTGATGGAACCTCGATCAGCAGCTCGTCGGCGCGGTGCGGCTCGAGCACGAGCACATGCAGCGCGGTGCCCCACTCCATGTCTTCGCTGACCTTGCGCACATGGTTCTCGCGCCGCCACCAGAATTCGTAGGGCGTCATCTCGCCGAGGTCGCGCAGCTGCGACGACGAGACCGAGTTCCGGTCGCCGTGGTAAACGTCTTCGGGGACACCGGCATACAGGCCGCGCTCGGTTGGGGCGGTCATCCGGACACCACCTCGGCATCGAGCCGGAGCGCCATAATGCGCTCGGCCTTGTCGCGACCGATGTACTGCTGCCGTCCTTTGGCCACAGCCGCGACGACGCTCTGTGAAACGTTCGCCGCCCGCGCTACCTGGGTGGGGTTCATTCCGTGTTCGTGCGCGCCGAGTGCCGCAATGTGCTCGGCGACCGGTCCTATCTCGACCAGGTTTTGCATGCACGGAACGCACCGCGTGCCGTTCCGGCGTTGAGTGGTGAACGGGTCGCCGCATTCCGAGCAGATCAGTTCCCGACTTTTCAGCGCTCGCTGCTGGTCCTCGGGCATTTTCAGCCCGAGCCAAACCCAGAGTTTTTGCCACTCGGCTGGATCGCCGGTGTGGAATCCCGCGACGATGCTGTGCCGCTCGCCGCGCTTCCTAGCGGCCTCGCCGCAGTCGCGGCGCACGGGGCAGCCGTAGCAAATCCGCTTGGCCTCGGCGGCCGAGTCGGACCCGACATCCGAAAACCACAGCTCCGGGTCATAGCCGCGACACGCACCCAGGTCCGACCACTCTGGGTTTTGAATGACGGCCGCCGGGGCAGGTTTGGCTGGCGCCTTGGCTCGGCTGAGGTTGCTTGGCCAGTCGCGGTTGCTGCTACGTGCCTTGCGTGGCGGTGTGCTGTCGAGGCCGAGCATCGCGAGCAGCTGGCGCGCGTCGTCGGCATTCTCGGCGCGGCGAACCACCTCGAGCCGCGCCCGGTCCGCGTCGGCCGGACTGACCGGGTCTGCTCGTATCTCATCCAGCTTGGGAAGCTCGGCCATCAGGCCACCCCGCTTCGGGCGGCCTCGCCGGACCAACCGCAGCGCTCGCAGCCACGACCACGGCAGGACGGGCAGTCACGCGGGGGCTCGGCCGTCCGGCCGATGCCGAGGGCTTCGGCCGTGCCGATCGCGCCGAGCAGCGCCAGGTAGATCAGCCAGATCACTGCTCACCCACCACGGACAGCAGCCGGTCGCCGGTGGTGCGCGCATCGACCTGGACGCCGGGCGCGTGCGCGGCGAGCATGGTCGCCTCGGCACGGGCCGCGTCAACGGCGACGACGAGGTAACCGAAATGGGGGACGATCGCGCGAGCCTGTTCGGCCCACTCGCGATGGCCCATGAATTCCATCTCTTGCGCCAGCGCGGCCAGCGCGGCAGCCGGAGCCAGATTCACTGGCGGCGTGGCGAGTTCGACTGTCGGGTCGTAGGCCACAGCCTCGAGGTCTTCGGGTGCGCAGATGCGCCAGTCCGAATCAGGATCTCCGTCGGTGCAGACCAGGCGGGGGCGGTCCAAGCTGCCTGCGTACTTCGCGACCTTCAGCTCTTCGCCAGTGGTGCGCAGGCGTACCCGCTCACCGATGCCGAACTTGTAGATGGATGTCATCGGATACGATCCGTTCGTTGTAGGGGCGTACCGCCGAGCTAGGCCCTCGGCGGTACGTCGATTACTCAGTGCCGAGGGACGATTCGGGACGGTGATGCGACCGTGGTCGCCCGCCCGTGAGCAGCGCGCCGACAATGAAGCCGCTGACGAACCAGCTCCCGAACGCGACGATGAGATACAGCCACGCGTTCACAGCGGCGGCATCCACACCATGAGCGCGAACCAGCCGACACCGAGCGCCAGCACGAGCACGACACGGCCGAGATCAGTGAGCAGGCCGACTGTGTGGCGGTCCGGGTGCGGAATGTGGAGCAGGGGCGAGTTCATGCCACACCTGCGTCGCGGGCAGGAACGTCCTGTCGTGCCTCGCGGTGGATTCGCGACAGGTTCTCTTGCGTGATCTGGCGGCCGAGTATCGACGCGGTTGTGACGATGCCGCGCGCCGCGCGCCGCCGCTCTCCGCCGCCGATGATCTCCTCGGCGGCCCGCGCGGAGCTGAACCCGAACGCGCGCATGATCTTCTCGGCGTCGTCCTCGGTCACGGGCGAACTGTCTCGATACCTGCATGGGATTGGCATTTGTTCTCTCCCTGGTTATTTGGGGTGGTTGCGCAACCTCGAGAGGCTCGGGTGTGAGGGGGTCACCCGGCGGTCCACCTCTCGGGGTCACGCGTCCCCGTGGCGGCTTCGGCTTTGCTGCCGCGGGAAGCTCAGGCGACTCGTTGCCGCTTCATGCGGGCAGCGCCACGCTTGGACAGCCCTGCGGGATTGGCAGGCGCGGCGGGGGTTTCGTCGGTGCGGGCGACGGCGCGGGCGGCGAGCTGCTGCTCGGCGGCGGCCCGCATTTGGTCGACGAGTCGGCACATGTCGCTGCGCGTCATCCGCCACTCGCGGCCCGCGAGGACGGCAGTCAGTTCGCCCGTGGCGATGCGACGTGACAGCCAGTCGCGCGATGGCGCGCCGGTCAACTCGCACACCTGCTCGAGGGAAAACGTCTCGAATTCGCTGGCGGCGTTCATGCCAGCAACTCCTGCGGAATCAGTGAGGACAGGGGGCGCTGGAGCAACCGCGCGAGGGCGAGTAATTCGAGAACATCGAAGGAGGTCTTGCCTTGTCCGCGCAGCTTTCGTTGCAGCGTGGTGAACGCGATTCCCGTTTCGGCGGATGCCTTTCGGATGCTGACGTCGGCGTCGATCAGTGCTTGCTCTACGACGCGACCCAGCATCTCGCTGGTGTGATCCATATAGATCACATTAGTACTCAAACGGATCACATCGCAACCAGTCGGCAATGTCCATTTGGATCACATTGCGATCCGGATGGGGTTGTCATCTGAACGCGCGGAGCCCAAACTGATCCACATGGACCTGGACGTTGAGCTTGCGAACGCCGTCATCGGCGCGAACCTCCGCGCCCTGCGGGCGAAGCGGGACTACAGCAGAGAAAAACTGTTCGAGCTGTCCGGAGTTCCGGTCATCACGATCCGGCGCATCGAAGATGGCAAACGTGCCGCGGCCGTGCCCACGATGATGGCGCTATGCCAAGCGCTTGACGTCGACCTGGGGAGATTCCTCGACGACGCGCACAAAGAGATCAATGAGCGAATGGACTCGAACGCCAGCAAGTGACGCGACGACGACCAGCTCGGAGACGTTGAATGGAACCGCACCGCGAAGGCGCGCAGCCACTTGTGGCGCTGTCAACTTCAGCGCGCGTTGCACATCAGCCGAGTTGCATCGGCCCAAGCGGGCCGCCAATGCAGGCAGAGATAGATCGTTTGCGGCGCAGCGAGCGTCGTTGTTCACGCCGAACTCCCAGGGGGACGATTGCTGAGGGTAGGTCCTTCCGGCATAAGGGCCGATCTCTCGCGCGATTTCTAGGATTCTCATCCATTAAAATGATTGCCTCAGCGTATTACCCCCATATGGGGGAAGGCAATAGCCTCTACCCCTAATGACAACCTCCCAAACCCCCTAATCGGAGATTCGGACAATGCACAAGCCGGAGCGTGGCCCAGACACTAGCCGCCGTCGACCGCTAGCCTGATTCGATGCTGCCGCAGAAACCGAGTCTGACCGCAGCCCTGGCGTTCGTGATCCGGCGACGACGCGTCAAAAAACAGCAGTCCGCCAAAGATGTCTATGGGCCTGCGGGCCTAGGAAAGAGCGTGTACGAAAGGCTAGAGGAGAACGTCCGCGGATTCAGCGCCGAGCAGATCCGTGCTATCGCCAGAGTGCACGGCATGAAGGCGTGGGAGCTCATGCAAGAAGCCGAGGACGCGCTCGACAACGATGAGGTTCCGCCCAAGCCGCCCTCGGTGGCCGCGTGGCGCAAGGCGTTCGGGTTCGATCCGTAAGACAAACCGATTGTCCGGTTCATCGGGCGGAGAATTAGACTGCCGGAGTGTTGCCCGTCATCATCTCGCTGACGGCAGTAGGTGTCGCCCGGCTGGGCATATGGTCCTCTGCCCCAGCGACGCGCCGATTCACTATCGGAATGCTAGCCATCGCCACCGCCTCGACTCTGTTCGTCCCATGGATCGGCGAGCGTCTCATTGACCGACATATAACGGCCGCCGGGGCCAACATCAGCGACGTCGCTCAGCATCTCATCATGCTTTACGGCTGCTACCAGTTCGGCGCGATGACATTCGAGGACAGACCGCGAGAGGCTGTGTACCTCCGGTATTGGCGAGGCGTCGCGGCCGGGATCGCGGTCGCCATGATCGCGACCTACCGACTCGGCAATGCTTACGACACCCCGGCAGAAGAGTTCGAGCTCGGTGGACCGGTGAACCTCGCACACAACTGGCTCATCGTGGTGACCATCGTCGCCACGTTCGCACTCGTCACCGCGGCGGCGCTGCGCGATATCTACGCAGCGGGCACACGGCTGCGGCTGTCGATGTTCGCAATGCTGGCTTTGGGCGTTGTCGGCCTCGGGTGCAGCATCGTCACGGGCGCCCTGCTGGCGATAAGGCCTACGTATATCCAGGCCGAATACAACGATTTCGCGACCGTGTGGACCATCCCAGCGCTCGCGGCTCTCGCGGTGGCGGGTGTGCCAGGTTTCGTCTCGGCATGGAGCCGCCGAGACGATCCTCGACCGGGCAGACCCGCTTAGCTCGCGCCTAGGCGGTGCGACGCGGGTGGCCGACGGTGTGCGCGGTTTCCGCGCGGGCGATCTCGGCATCGGCGACGGCCGCGACTGCGGCGACGTCGCGGTCGAATTCGGTGCGCATCCGCGACACTGTCTCAGCCGCCTCGCCGCGTACCTCGGTCACCTCCTTACGCGCCAGATCGCGCAGCGCGAGCGCGGCGTCTCGCTCCCGCCGGGCCGCGTGTGCCTCGCGCTCGGCACCGTGCCGACCGCGCTCGGCCGCGGCAATGAGGGCCCGGGCCCGTTCGAGCTCGGCGGCCAGGTGCTCGGCGTCGGTCTGCTCGGCCGCCGCGGCGAACCGCCTCGCCGCGCGGTGCGCCCGCACGGGGTTGTGTGTGGGGTCGGCGCAGTAGGCGGCCGGGCGGCCCGGCCCGGTGCGCGGTGGCACTGGCGCGCCACACACCGAGTCGGGGCCCATCGGAAAACGGCATTCACCTGCGGTGATTTTCATTTCATTGCACCTGATATGAAATGAAATCCGCTGTCACGCAACGTCGGCGAGCAGGTCGCCGGCCTCGTGCTGGGCGACGTGGTCGACCGCGGCGTCGTAGGTGTCGAACACCTGCGATTGCACGAGCCCGCGCGCGTCCATCCACACAGCCTCGAAACCGGCGGCCACGCGCTCGATTTCGCCGAGCTGGCCGAGCCGGACGAGACGCCGTCGGCGCGCCTGCTCCATATCGAGGACCCGGCCACGGAGACGAGGCAGCCTGCCCGCGACGGCCTGCGCGCTCGCCGCCGAGGCCGCCGCCGAGATGTGCCCGTACCTCTTATCCGTGATTGCGATCGACGAGTGCCCGGCGTCGCGAGACACGACCCAGATCGGCTCACCGTCCTGCAAGCGCCACGAAATCCCCGTATGCCGTGTGCAATACGGGGTGAGGCGTTTTGCCATGAGGCGGGCGACGAGATGCCCGTACCGGCGACGCAGCTCGTCGAACGACAGCCCTTCCCAACCGGCCGCGCCGGTGAACGGTGCGCGGCTGCACGCGGCGAGCGCCTCGAGGCGGGCGAGCGCCGGTGCCCATCCCTGTTGCCAGAACCGCACCGAGGTAACCGGCAGACCGCTCGGCGTCTCGAACAGATAGGCGTCGGCCGGGCGGTCGAGGTCGAGCTGAGCGACCGTCTCGAGCGGAACGAACGTCATGCGCACGCCGCGCTCGGTTTTCGGGTCGCCGAGGCGCATCTTGCCGTTGGCCCACTTCCACGCTTTCGTGATCGAGACGCCGCCGGTATCGGGGTCGATGTCGCCGACCGTGAGCGCGCCCTGCTCGCCGGGGCGCGCCATGCTCATAACGCCGAACTCCCACCACGGGCGCCAGAATGGCGCGAGCAATTGCTCGATGAGCTCGTACTCGTCCTCACTCAGGTGGTCGACCTCGCGGGCCGACTGCTTCGGCAGGCGAGTCTCTGCGCACGGGTTCCACGGAATGAGCGCGGTCGGCCGATGCCGGGCCGCCGCGCCCATGGCCGCGCAGAGCAACCCGTGTTTATTGCGGATCGTCTTGGGCGCGTTGTCGAATTCGGTTTCGAGCCACTCGACCCACGCGGCGTCGAGCTCGGCCGTCACGCCGTCGACGGGCAAGTGCTCTCCGTTGAAGAACGGGACGATGTCGCGGTCGATCATGCGCCGGTACTTGCGCTTGGTCTCGTCGTCCACGCTTTTGCCGAGGCGGTCGACGTACCGGTGAAGCCACACCTTCAATGTGATCGTGTCGGCAACGGCGCCGAGCTGGGCGGCGAGGACGCGCTCGGCCTCGGCGGGGCCGACGCGGTCGAGCAGTTTCGCCCATCGGATCGCGGCGGCGTGGTCGTCGAACGATTGGGATGTCTGTACGGCCTTGCCGTCACGGGTGATGCGGTAGCGCACCTGCGAATAGGTGCTGCGGTCCTTGCGAACGCGAATGCGGGGAGTGGTCGCCACGGGGCATGGTCCTTGTACTCAGGCCGAATCCCCTCAGATTCCCTGTGGACCGCTGTGTGGACGCAGAGGGGGCATAACCCGTAGGTCATGCCCCTGATCTGCGTCTATGTTGTGGGCGAAGGGGGACTTGAACC